TGTCGTGCGAGTTCTTAGTAATGATGCAGTTGCCTAGTTCGGCAGTGATCAGAACCTTTGCAACAACACCTAAACCGGCTGCAAAAAAACCGGCGGCTAAAAAGGCGGCAAAGTGAAATTATGGAAACGAATTCCGAAGCGACTAAAGCGAATCGCCGCACTCGCTACTGGCACCGGACTCGCTTTTCTGGGGGCTGGCAACCTACCTTATTTAGATATGGCACCTTTAGACTCAATTCTGTTCGGTGCATCTGGTTCGCTTATCGCACTCGCAATAGCGTTGTCCTTTACATACGCCGGTAAAGGTGAAGTTCCAGATAAAGACTTTGACGCACACATCAACGCCACAATTGAATCAGTGCAATCTAAAACTAATAAAGACAAGTAATTGTCGCGCCCGGTTATTAGAATCGGGTGTATGACAATCACAGAACACATGCGTATAACAGACGCAATTGAATCACTAGGCGCAGCCAAATTCATTGGCTCATTCGAATCAGGATCACCAGAATGGCATGCAGCTCGTGCCGGAATCGGTGGCTCGGACGTGGGCGTAATTCTGGGCAAATCCCAGTTCAAATCCCCTTACACTCTTTGGTGCGAAAAGTCAAACCTTTTAGACAATTCAGATAGCACAATTCCGATGCGACTAGGCACAGCCCTTGAACCGGCTATCCGCCAATTCTTCATGGATGAGAACGAAGAATGGCTTATCGTTCACAACACAGGCACCTGGCAATCAACCGAATCAGACTGGATGAAAGCCAACCCAGACGGAATCATCGAATGGGCTGACGGAACCCTAGGCGTGTTAGAGATCAAACACTCTGCCACTTACGTCACCGAAATCCCTGAATCATGGAAATTACAGGTCCTTTGGTATCTGATGGTTCTAGGTCTTAAGCGTGGTGTGGTCTGTGCGGTCATAGGCGGGCGATACACGGAGTTTGAAGTCGTTTGGGATGAATCCCTTGTCGAAGACATGAAAACGGCTGTACGGGCATTCTACGGCTCTGTTCAAGACGGACTAGCCCCAGACTTCGACGGTGCTAACTCAACCTACGAAACAGTCCGGGAACTATCAGAGGGTTTAGTCGATGGTGAACTTGACCTGGGGAACTTCTGGGTTGACCTGGCAGCTGCCAAAGCAATCTACGAAGTAGCCGAACAAAACTTCACGAAACACAAAACAGCGGTTTTGGCATTTATGAACGGCACCAAGTATGGTAATTGGCAGGGTGAACGCGTCGTCGCTTTACAGGCACGAAACGGCAAACCTTACATCACATTCAAATAGGAGATAACACAGATGGCATTTTTAGACAATTACGAACCGGTCGCTAACCGAATTGCAAAGTTCTGGGCAGATCACAAAGACGGTCGTATCCACACCGAAATCAAACTAATCAACGAAACCGAAGTCATAGTCATGGCATCGGTTTACACCGACCGCGAAGACATGCGCCCAGCTGCAATCGACTACGCACACGAAACCCGAGGTTCAAGCAACATCAACCGAGCATCATTCCTAGAAAACTGCGCCACCAGCGCAATCGGTCGCGCACTCGCAACACTCGGATACAGCACCAAAAAGGGCAACGACTATCTACGCCCAAGCCGTGAAGAAATGATCAAAGCAACACAAGAATCACGCAACTACCTAATCGAAGCACAAGAAGCCGCAAGCAACAAAGACCTTGAAACACTTCGCACAATCTACGCAGCTGCCGTAAAAGCAACCGTCGATAACGACACGCTGGCAGCCATCAAAGCGTACGCCGAAGAACTAAAAGTCAAGTAATGTGAAAGGGGAGTACCCCACAGAAAAGGTACTCCCCGAGGCTTCACTGCCTCAACGCCCACCACAAGGGCGTAAGCAAATTATACACACAGAAAGGCACAGAATGAGCGTAGAAGCCATTTCAGCCGTCTTACATCATTCCCAATCATCCGGCACCGCCAGAGCCGTCCTAACCGCAATAGCCTGGCACATTGGCGAACACCCAGAAGAGGGCTGCTTCCCATCGCAAAAGCGTTTAGCGGAACTATCAGGATGCTCAAAGCGTCAAGTCCAACGCGCATTAGAAAAGCTGCACGATCTAAACGAAATCATCATTGCTAGTCATGACGGGTCAGGATACCGACCAGACCGGATTACAAACCGCTACTGGCTAACAATCGAATGCCCAGAACTTTGTGACAACTCACTTGCTCACAAACCTGTGGATAACTTTACAAAACGAAAGTCAACGGGTAGACATCCACGACACAACGGGGTGTCATTTAAGACGCAACGGGACGGCGTAGATGTCCACTTAAAGGTAATATAAACTTAACTTTAACTATCTAAATAACAACCTACGAAAAAAACAGAAAAGGAACACAGAAATGGCAATTGTAAACATCGTCGCAGAAGTAGGAAACTTCTCAACCGAACACGGCTACATCAAAGCATGGGAAACATTTGACTTCAAAGGTGAAAAGCGAAACCGACTTTGGACAATCTGGACCCGTGACATCCAAGTGCAAGAAAAAGACATCATCGAAGTATCCGGTGAACTCTCAACCAAAACAAGCACATACGTCCCAAAGAACGCAACCGAAGCAAAACAGATCGTTGAACACTCACTCAACAACGTCGCCATCCGAGTGGCCGGAACTCAAACCACCCAAGTACGCAACGCAGCTGACATCTTGACCCAAAAGACCGAAGCCGACCCAATCGACATGCCGTTCTAATGTTTCAAATCTTCATAGAGGGAAGTCCCCGACCTCAAGGTTCCAAAAAGGCATTTGCCAGGGGGAAAAGTATTGTGCTAGTCGAAGCCAACAAAGAACTACCAGCATGGCGCGAACACATGACACGAATGCTACAACTCAAGCAGCTAGAACACGACACAGCATTCACAACAGCCGTCAACGTAGCCCTAACCTTTTGGCTACCTAGACCGAAAAGCGTGAAACGACAATACGCAACTGGAACATACGACATCGACAAACTAACCCGTGCCGTACTAGACAGCATTACGAAAGCCGGTGTTTGGAGAGATGATTCAGATGTTGTTGATCTAACCGTCCGCAAAACCTACGCAGACAACCACGAAGCAGGCGTACTAATCAGCATCACACCATTCGATAACGATTACATAACGCAGGGTGTCGCACCCATAGACCGCAAACGCAGGAACCTAGTCTGACCTTATGAAAATACTATTCTTAGACCTAGAAACATCACCCAACCTGGCACACGTCTGGGGACTATGGCAACAGAACGTCGCAATCACGCAGCTAGAGAAATCCACCGAAGTAATCTGTTTCGGCGCACGATGGCTAGGCAGCGACAAGGTCATCTTCAAATCAGTACATCACCACGGCAAACAAGTCATGCTAGACGAACTGCACAAGATCATGAATCAAGCGGATGTTCTAATTGGATGGAACAGCGCAGCATTCGACAGCAAACACATCAAACGCGAATTCATAGAAAACGGCTACCTACCACCCAGCCCATGGAAAGAACTAGACCTAATGCGCGTAGTCAAAGGTCAATTCAAATTCCCATCCAACAAACTCGACTACGTAGCACAAAAACTAGGCGTCGGAGCCAAAGTCCAACACTCCGGATTCCAACTCTGGTTAGACTGCATGGCAGGCAACAACAAAGCCTGGCAAGAAATGAAGCAATATCAAATCCAAGACGTCAACCTACTCGTAGACCTATACGACATCCTGCTGCCATGGATCAACAACCACCCACACGTAGCAGCTGCAGAAGGCAACCTAGACGGATGCCGAAACTGCGGCTCAACCCACATCATCAAAGCCGGAAAAAAATACCTAAACGGCGGCGCATACCAAAGACACCAATGCGCAAACTGCGGTTTTTACATGACCGGGGCAAAACTAGCCGGCGCAATTTACAAATAACAATTCGATAACAAGACCCCAAATTATGTAAGAAGTTACATAAAATAAACACACCACACAGAAAGGCAATCATGAGATCAAAACGCTGGCCGTACAGCCTAAGCGCAGATGAAATACAAATTGCAAGATTTAAAAGCAAACATCACGCTGAAAAAGTAATGAATTTACTAATCGACTATGAAAAGCAAATCCACGCTGAATCAAAACACAAATGGACAAGAACCCATTACCAAGTCAAAGACCGCACCACAGTCGTAACCGACAGATAACACAGAAAGGCACCACATGAACAACTGGACAGCACCGCTAATCGTTGCAATTTCAGGCATCCCACTAGCACTACTATCAGGCGAATTCGTCGTCCTACCAGCAGCCATCGCACTAGGCTGGCTAGGCTACAAGATCAACAAGGCAGGCAACTAATGTGCCAACTAGATCACCAAGAAGAATGCCAACACGCAGCCGCAGCTGAACGTGAACTAATCATCGAAGAACTACAAATGTTGCTCACATTCACCAAAGCCAAACTCCGCGAAACAACCGGCGAAACCAGAGCCATCAGACTAATGGGAACAATCATTGGCATAGAAGACGCAATCAACCTGGTAGAAAGCATCGGCGGCTAATGGACACCGAATACACCAAAGCATTCAAAGCCGGATACGACTTCGGCTACAAAGACGCAGCCAACGAAAACCGATACAAAACCGGCGTCAAAGTAGGCATCGCATACGAACAAGACCGCATCATCCAATTACTAAATGGCAAAGGTGTTGTCGGCGTCGACGCAATCATTCAACTAATCAAAGGCAAAGCATGAACGATTTCAAACTGCTAGACCAAGCAATCGAATTACTAGAAACACCAAACCTTATTTGGTCAGAAGACTTTGAAAGCATCAGGTATCACCTCTGGGCAATGATGACAAGAGAGCGGTTATCACTCGCACCATACGAGGCAACACTTGACCTGGCAAAAGCCCTAGTCGACGGATACGAAAATGGCTGAAAGATTTGTAGATTACATGCCGTTCTGCAATCAACATGGATGGTGGTACAGCGAATCAGAAACCTGCGAGGAATGCA